ATAAATAAATATAGTTTATAACTAAAGGTTAAACGGAGAGTTCAAATGTCTCGTGGAGATTTACAAGAAATGGAAGTAGGCACAAAGCAATCCAGAACCGCTGTCAATGCAAATGCAAAGGCAGGGGACGCAATGCCACATTTAACGGGAAATATTCCTCCCGGTCAAACTGCAGGATGGGAAGATCTTGGTGGTCCTGATCCTTCTAACTATCGTCCAGATGATGATTCAGCAAAACTCAAGACACCTGGAGCAACTCTTAAGCAGGTTAAGGATGTTGTCAATAAGGGTGCTAAGGCTGCGGATCCAATGAAAGGTCTTCATAAAGAAGAGGAAGAATTAGATGATGAGGATCTGATTGAAGAAGAGAATGAAGACGAAGAACTCGTAGAAGCGAAGAATAAGGAAGAGGAAGAGGGCGAAGAGGAGGAAGAGGAGGAAGAGGAAGAAGAAGGCGAAGAGGAAGAGGGTGGTAAGAAGAAGAAAATGGAAGAAGAGTTTGACATTGAAGAAGATGTTAATGCTCTTCTAGAAGGTGAAGAGCTTTCTGAGGAATTCCAAGAGAAAGCACGTACCATCTTTGAAGCTGCTATCCGTTCAAGAGTTTCTGATATTCAAGAAGCACTTGAAGAGCAGTATGCAGTTGCTCTTGCTGAGGAAGTTGAAGAAATCAAAACAGAACTCAGCGAGCGTGTAGATGCATACCTTGAGTATGTTGCTGACGAGTGGATTCAAGAAAATGCACTCGTTATTGAACAAGGTCTTAAGACCGAAATGACCGAATCATTCCTTGCCGGAATGAAGGGTCTTTTTGAAGAACATTATGTATCAATCCCTGAAGATAAATATGATGTGCTTGAGAGCATGGTAGAAAAACTTGATGAAATGGAGACAAAACTCAACGAGCAGATTGAGAAGAATGTTTCCTTAAACAAGCGTCTTGCAGAGGCGGTTGCTGAGGGAATCTTTGAACAGGTCTCTGATGGTCTTGCAGACACTCAGAAAGACAAGCTCGCTTCACTTGCCGAAAGTGTTGAGTTTGAAAGTGAAACAGAATATCGTGAAAAACTGGAGACATTGAAGGAATCATATTTCCCTTCAAGAGTAGTTTCTCCTTCTACTAAAACTGAAACTCTTTCAGAGGGTGTAGATGTTGATCCAGAACCAGTTTCGGATTCAATGGCTGCATACCTGAAAACTCTTTCAGCATTTAGTAAATAATTGAATTTAATATAATTCAAACCCAAAAAACAAACACTTAGTAAAAAGGTAAACGCAAATGTTCCATTCAGAGCATCTGCAGGAAAAGTGGGCACCACTTCTGGACTATCAGGGTCTTGATCCTATCAAAGATTCCCACAGAAGAGCTGTAACCGCAGTCCTGCTAGAGAACCAAGAAAGATTTTTAAGAGAAGAGTCAGCATTCAATTCAGGTGGCATTGGCAACCTGATGGAAGCTCCAACCAACGCTACTGGTAGCACCGTAAGTGCTGCTGGTTTCGGTGGTAGTGCTGCTTCCGGCGGTCCTACTGCTGGTTTCGATCCAGTTCTGATTTCACTCATTCGTCGTTCAATGCCAAACCTGGTCGCTTATGACCTCGCTGGCGTTCAACCAATGAGCGGTCCTACTGGACTCATTTTCGCAATGCGTTCCCGTTACACCAATCAGAACGGCACTGAAGCATTCTTCGATGAAGTAGATTCAGCATTCTCGGGACAAAATGCAGGATTCGGTAATACCGCATTTACTGACGCAAATGCTGGTATGGGAACCACTGCTCAAGGTGGAACCAATCCTTCAGTTCTGAACCCAGTTTCAACTGCAACCTCGACCTCATATAACGTAGGTCAAGGTATGTATACCCAAGAGGCAGAAAACCTTGACGGTACAGGTGCCTCTGCATTCAATCAGATGGCATTCTCGATTGAGAAAGTCACTGTTACTGCTAAGAGCCGTGCTCTGAAAGCAGAATACAGCCTTGAGCTTGCTCAGGACCTGAAGGCAATCCACGGTCTGAATGCTGAAGCGGAACTCGCAAACATTCTCTCAACTGAGATTCTTGCTGAGATCAACCGCGAAGTTATTCGTACCATCTACAAGGTTGCTGAACAGGGTGCTGCACAAAACGTTGCAACTCCTGGCGTATTTGACCTCGACGTTGACTCCAACGGTCGTTGGTCAGTTGAGAAGTTCAAGGGCCTTCTGTTCCAGATTGAGCGTGATGCTAACGCTATTGCTCAGAGAACTCGTAGAGGAAAGGGCAACATCATCATGTGCTCTGCTGACGTTGCTTCAGCACTGACCATGGCTGGCGTTCTCGACTACACCCCTGCACTCAACGCTAACCTCCAGGTAGACGATACCGGCAACACCTTTGCTGGTACTCTAATGGGCAAATTCCGCGTCTACATTGACCCATATGCTGCTAACCTGACTGCAGGCAATGCTACTTCAGGTAACCAGTACTATGTTGTCGGTTATAAGGGTTCTTCTCCTTATGACGCTGGTATCTTCTATTGCCCATATGTTCCTCTCCAAATGGTACGTGCCGTTGGCGAGAACAGCTTCCAGCCCAAGATTGGCTTTAAGACCCGTTATGGTCTTGTTGCCAACCCATTCGCTGAGGGTAATGTTAACAGCCAGGGTCTTGGTCGTCTCCAAGTCAACTCCAACCGTTATTACAGAAGAGTTGCGGTCAAAAATTTAATGTGACGATCTACCACACTAAACATCTAGGAGACCCCAAAAGGGTCTCCTTTTTTTTATATAAGTATACTAAGAACTCAAGTAGGTGGGAAAGAGTTATCTAAATATTTAAAAAAAGATGACGGCAGGACAAATAGATAATAGAAACTTTTTATCCCCAACGGGATTTAAGTTTACTTTAAAAAGAACACCAAAAATTGCATTTTTTTGCAATTCAGCAAATATTCCAGATTTAACTTTTGGTGTTGCCACTCAACCAACTTACTTAAAAGATATACCAATTCCCGGCGATAAAATAGTTTTCGGAGATCTCAATCTAAGATTTCTTGTAGACGAAAATCTTGAGAACTATATGGAAATACAAAACTGGATTCGCGGTATGGGTTATCCAGAAAGTTTGCAACAAATCTATGATTTTCAAGAAACTGGATATATCACCCCGAGAATTGAAGCACAAAAGCAACTTGGATTATATTCGGATGGAACTCTTCAAGTTTTAACAAGTTCATCAATACCAAATTTTCAAATTGTTTTTAGAGATCTTTTTCCATATACACTAAGCACATTAAGTTTTGACGCAACAAATACAGATGTACAGTACTTTACAGCAGAGGTAAGTTTCAAGTATACTATTTACAATATAGTTGATCTTGGCGGAAATCCTTTATGAGTTTAGATCTTGATTCTATACAAAAGATGTGGGAACAAGATTCAAAGATAGATATTGATAATCTCCATACAGAATCTTTGAATATTCCCATTCTACATGCAAAATATTTTGATTTATATAATACAATTTTTCTACTAAGAAAAAAGGCAGAGCAACAAAAAAGAAATATAAGACACGAAAGATATGAATATTATTCGGGAAAAGCTGATCCAGATGTATATGTAGATAATCCATTCCCCAAAAAGATTCGTGATAAAGATACCATGCAAAAGTATCTTGATGCGGACGAAAAACTTTCTACAGTTTGCTTAAAAATTGATTACTACGATACAATGTTAGTGTATATAGAGAGTATTCTAAAGATGATACAAAATAGAACTTACCAGATTAAGAATTCAATTGAGTTTATGCGATTTAACTCTGGACTAGGGTAAATAAATACTCATAGCATGATGAATGTTATGAGTGATGTAATTATTGAAAAGAAAAATGAAGTTTTTTTGAAACTTCATTGTGAGGCACATATTCTTTACGAACTTCAACCTTATTTTACATTTGAGGTTGAATCTGCAAAATTCATGTCCCAGTATAGAAGCAGGCACTGGGATGGAAAGATTAGGCTATTAAGCACTCATACTGGAGAAATTTATGTCGGATTACTTGATAAGGTAATCAACAAACTTTCTCTGCATAATTATACTTATGAATTTAAAGAAAATAAATTCTACGGACAACCTTTTGAGATAAACGAACATATCTCATATGAAGGTGTTAAAGATTATATGAATTCTATTTGTTCTCATTCTCCAAGAGATTATCAAATAGAGGGAGTATACGATGCTCTAAGACATAACCGTAAATTATTAATAAGTCCCACTGCATCAGGCAAATCTCTGATGATTTATTCGTTAGTGAGATACTACGTACACAAGAACGAAAAAATTCTTTTAGTTGTTCCAACGACATCTCTTGTAGAGCAGATGTATAAGGATTTTCAGGATTATGGATGGGATGCTGAGTCATACTGTCACCGTATCTATTCGGGAAGAGAAAAAACAAATGAGTTTCCAGTTACAATTACAACTTGGCAATCAGTATACAAACTAGAGCGTTCTTTCTTTGAGGATTATGGAGTGATTATAGGTGATGAAGCTCATTTATTCAAGAG